CAATTGCAGCCTGAAGGTTAAAGCCATCTAAATCAACGGCCTTACCCTTAGACATAGATGCCGTTTTGATCAATGAATCTTTATTGATCAAATCCCATTCTTTACCCTGTGGCACATTGAGGGCCTCTAAATGGAGAGGATGACCTCTATTTGATGCTCGTTTTGTAAAACCCATAAGACATTCCTCTTATATTCGCAGTTCTTCTAACTACAGGAAAGTAGCAGAAAAATCCTTTATTATTTGCTAAGTTTCCGCCTTAGACGACGAAGCGAAGCCAATGTATTGTTATTATTATTATTTACATCGACAACGTTATCTGTATCGACATTATTAATATCTGTCTGTGCTGGTGCAGTCATCTGCTTTGGCAATTGCGCATCAGCAGGCATTCCCTGTGCTTTGTCAAGAGCTTGTTGTGCGATTCGCTGAGCGTCTTGACCAATAGCCGCTAAATCTGCGTTAGGGTCAGCTTTTGCTGCTTCATTTGCTAGCGTACTAAAGGCTTTCTCAACCGTATCTGTAACATCTATCTTACGCCAAGGAGTTGAACCTCTCAATCCTTGAGCATCTATTTTCTGTGGCGCAGCGGTTGTCATATAAACGCCCCACTTTACGCCTCTTTCGACAGCAAGCGAATCAACAGCAGGATCTACCGCGTGTTCTGGGCTCATCATAAATGGGTTCGCTGCAACACCCTGTCCTTCGCCAAGATTCGTGGCTGTTGAGAACTGAGGGCCAATAACAGCCAAGCGGTATGCATTCAAGGAAACGCGCCCACCACCAAGATAATGCTGAAGTTCTCGCAACGATTCAAAACTGTATGGATTACGGTTTGCGCCACGGCCTGGACCAATAGCATTCTGCATACGGAAGTAACCCTGACCATCTTCCGCTGAAAGGTCTGCCATAAGCTCCTCAGATGAACGGAAGGTTCCAAACCTACCCGTCTCTTCTGTCTGACCTTCTGCTGCTTCCGCAGGCTTGAGAGCAAGAGTTACGCCCGGACGCAAGTATCCTGGCTTCAGCAATGACTGAAGCTGCGATGAAGTCATTGGATAAGTGTCATTAGTTTGTATATTGCGGACCATGATGCTGCCATCTTCTTGCAAACGCATCTGATAAAGGGTTCCGTTATCCATTGCATCCATATTTTGCTGATGTCTCGCCCAGGCATCCTCTGCCTTCTGCTGCTGAGCAGGAGTTAGGCCTGGTTTCCACATAGGATTACCCGCTGGATCGGTTGCAACTTCTCTGCCTTCAAACTCCACATAGCGTCCAATCTGTGACTTCTTTGCCGGTTCAGCAGTTTCGCTATTTGGGCCTTGAGGCAATACAATCGTGCTGCCTTTAGGATCAAGACCCTGTAAAAAATACTTCTTACGAGCATCTGCGCCTGTCTGCAACGACAGAATAGGTTCTACTCCCTGGCCCATAGTGCCTGTAGTATCTATGAACAGACCTGCGCCTGTTGCACCATCTGTAATAGAGAGGGGACCATATGCCCAGCCATTTCTCTCAGCAATAGCAGGATTAGTCACCATCATAACTTCACGATTCTGTGAACCGCGAGATTGCGAAATACCTCCAAGCTGTTTCTGCTGTGCATATTCGGCCCAAGCATGACCATTATGGCTCATAAAGTGCTGAGAACCAATACCCTTGTCACCGCCCTGTCCGAGAGTTGGTAACTGTATATTGTTACTGCGAACAAATTCCAGTGTCTTCTGTAGATACTCAGGTAATCTTTTTAGTTTGCCGGGAAAATCATTACCAATAAAATCAGGAGCATAATATGCAAAAATCAAACCTGAATACTTGGAAAGAGCTTGATTAGTTTTTTCATTTTTAGCAAACTGTTCAAACTCATTACGAAACTCATTCATCTTACTATTAAGTCTTTCAGCTATTTCAGGAGGAAGAGGACCGCCTTGTACAAGATTAGACTGAGCGCCAGAGTTATATCGCTTCCAAGACACACGGGCTTTCTCTGCTTCATTGCCCGCGCCAGCGCCCTGGTTTTCGTACATAGGGAAATCCGCAGTGCGAACAAGTTTATTGATTAGTGTTTTTAGCTCGCTACGAGACATAATAACCCCTTAATTAACATGTTGAGGAATATCAACAGTTGCAAGTTGCTCTTTTGTATAGTTGGGAGTATCCTTTGGAGTCGGGATTGCCCATTTATCATTTGCATAAGCAAGAGCAGCTTTCATCGTACGAAAATACTCTCCATACGGGGAGTATGTCTTTGTTTTTTGGTCAGCAAGAGGCGGCATCTTTTTTATACCTGAGAAAAACACTTTACCTTGCTTCTTGTGAACCGATGGTCCTACAACAACATAATAATCTGAGTTTGTGGTTGAATCGTGACCGCCCCATCTAAAATAACCACCAGGTCCAAGCTGTTTATCAAACTTCTTCTTAAGGGATAGAGACTTGTCGTGATACGACTCCTCCCACTTGATACCCCTCTCCTTGATAGGCTTGCGACCGCCGGTATGTTCGGCTTTCTTGATGAGTTCAAAAACTAGCGTCACGGTTGCTCCTCGGGCAAGAATTTAGACTTGCTGATACTAATTGTTCCAGGACTTGTCCGCTCTTCATAAGAAGATTGAACGAACCTTCCTTGTGTATTTGTTGAAGATTTACCATGTTTCCTTCTTAAAGCCGCAGCTTCTTTGATACTATCAAATAGAAGCCTTTTGACTTCATCTGCACTTTCGTTCAAAGCAGACTCGCTAATACGAACAACAGTCCAACCCATATTTGCAAGTTTTACATCTCTTTGGTTATCTGATTGTTTATCTTCAACGCTTGTGTGCCATTTTTCACCATCTGCTTCGATATTCAAACCAATTTCTGGATATGCAAAATCAAGAGCAAACGCCTGTTGTTCACCAGGAACCTGAACTTTAAACTGTGCAAACAACTGATGCGGGGGATTGATGTCATTCAAAATTCTGTAAGTTTTAGCTTCAGGCTTGGTTAATTGTAAAGTCTGAGGCTGATACATCATCTGTTCTTCAGCGGACATTTCTTTCTTTGGAGCTTTACCTTTTTTGTAGACCTTTTCAGGAGTAGAGCTAGCTGCCATTCCCATGCCTCCGCCAGGCGCTCCGCCCATGCCGCCGCCCATACCACCAGGCGCTCCGCCCATGCCGCCGCCCATGCCGCCGCCCATCGGGTCTCCCATGGGACCGCCCATGCCGCCGCCCATCGGGTCTCCGCCAGGCATACCGCCGCCCATACCGCCGCCGCCCATGCCAGGCATACCGCCGCCGCCCATAACATCGCCAGCAGGACCAGCAGTCAACTGCTCTTCTCTTAGTCGTTGAACTTCTTGGTCATAATCAAGATCAAACATCTCAAGCAATGTCTGATTTGAGATAATGCCGTTCTGATTCAACTGTATAGCCTGCTGTATGCGATTGGATGGGTCGCGTAGCTTGAGATCATCCCACTTAATCTTTGGATAGATATAACACTTTTCGCCACTCTGCTTCGTAGCCTCTTCGTCAATAAAGCCCTGCATTTTTGCGACGGTCAAAAACACGTTCTTCTCTACCCAATCCGCAAGCTCGTTTCTCCAAGACTCAAGACGACGAATAAGCATTTCCACACCGACCTGAGCGGACGAATATGCAGCCATCTCACCATTGAGCAACGCCTGGTTAAGCATCATACCGTCAAGAAGCTCCTTGCCAATGAGTTCAACCTCGTTCGTGATATTATGAATCTTGCCAGTATTCCCTTGAACCGTAATTTTTCCATTACGACGAGTTATAATCCACTTATTAGGAACCTTGACACAATAGACTTTTCCTTTATACTCTTCGCGAGAAATATGTTGCTTGCGAACCTCAAATGGAGTTTCTTTCTTCCATTCAGACCAGTAGATTCGATAAATGTCCTTACATCTACTGTTGCTGCCCCTCTCCCTGCCAGTAGACGTAAAGTAACCAAGCTTTAAAGCTATCTCTGAAAAATGATCTGCCAAGCTTTTTGATACCGTAGAATATTTGTACCTAGGCTTAATATGGTCATGACGAACATCCCCGTCACCCGCCATCATCGCATCATAAACAATCTGCAACTTGTTCTTTGGAAGGTCTCGAATCCAACGAGGAATCTTCTTGGTCGAAGAACAGTCGCCAAACTCTTTCGCAAGATAACGAGCAATCTCGACGCTATTGATCGTCATGTGACAATATGTATCATTGTAGCGATTATCTTCTTTTTCTGAGAAGTTAGGATACGCAATACCAACAACATCTCGCATCGATTCATAAATAGGACTCGAACGATTCTGTCCAACAGAGCAAGCCTGTATCTGCTTCTCGATTGCAAGGTTTTTATTCCGTTCTTTCTTAACACCACCCTCGCTCAAATAATAACCGACAAGCTCAAGGTAGTCATCAAGAGCCATATGAGCAAGAGGCCCATCCCTATATGGAAGGCTCTTTGGAACCCGACCAGCCCAATCTACTGTTGATAAAAACTTATCGCCATGCCTAACTTCTTGCGAATAAATTTCGCAAAGCTGTCCATTTCGCTCAACAAGCATGCGGTGGTTTGGCGTAACAGAGATATCAACACCCCTTGCATTGAAGTTATACATCTTCAAGGTATCAGTTGACTCGAAATCGTATTCGTGATACTCGTCAACCTGCTGCCATTGCATCTGTCCGCAATCGATATTGTAAGTTGCAACAATAGCGTCATCTGAAAGTTCATAAAAGAACTTCCAACCTTCAGGAGTAAGTATTTCTGTATCCGCAGAATGGCATGCGCCATACCACTCATAATCAAAAGCATGGTGAGTAACAAGAGTTAGGTTTGGGTCATTTGCTACCGCGCCTAACTGCTGCTGAACGTCATTAATATCATCCTCGCCCGCAGGACGTTTCTCATCGCCAATCTTGACAACGCGAACAGGTAGGACAAGTCGCTCGGCCACGATCCAGTTTGCTGTCATAAGTTTCGTCTTGTATGCCAAGATAGTAAACAAACGACGAAGTAGCGACTCGCCGTAAACACCGTATGGAGCCCCGCCATGTTTGATATGGCTAACAGCGCGATTTGATAGACGAATAGGGCGACCGGCAGCAACTAGCTCCTTGACTTGCTCAGGAAGGCGGTCATAGATGGAGCGAGGTTGCTTCATCTGAACAATTTTCTTGAGTTCGTCATCAGGAAGCATCACGATTTCTGGATCGTCAGCAAGCGGAGTTGTATAGACCTCAACCCAATCAGGATTCAAAACAATGATACGGGATATTGTTCCGTCTGCGTGATTCCACTCATCAGGTGGAACATCGGTTTCTCCGCGAGTATCTGGCGAATCAAACTCAAGGAAGACAAATACATCGCCGATAAGAAAACGCTCATGCGATATAAGCCGTAGCATTCTCAGCAAATCTAACTTATCGCACAATCTATCGAAGAACTCCTGAATCTTCTTGCTCTTGCATTCGAGCTTGAATCCATTGATAGGGAACTGCGAATAGAAATCAATACCTGCTGCTACCTTGGGTTCATTTTCATAGTAGAATCTTGCCCATTGATAGACTTCTTGTCTTTTGCTTGCAATTTGCCAGTTCTGAGGCGTATGTAGCGGCGAAAAGAACATGGGCTGCGTAAATAGCGCGCCCGAGCCGCCGATCGACTGAGCAGAGCGGGTTAGGGGCATTGAGACAGTCGCGCTTGCCGCGAGGCCCGCAGCAGGGGCTATCCCTTTGGGAGTAGGCGTGACGCCCGTTTTAGCTCTCGCAGCGGTGGCAATCCGCTTTGTATTTTTATCAGGAAGCTGCATCTTAATAGGCTTTTTACCGGCCATAATTCTTCATCTCCTTATTCCAAACCAAGAGCATTGGCAGATTCTCCAACCTGGTTTATATGTTCTTCATCAATTATATCGGCATGTTCATCTGATAAATCTGGATAAGTTGGCCTCTTTGTTCTTCTTTCAAATGTTTCAGTTGTTGGTCGCATAACGTTTCTGTTAGCAGGTGGATTTACCATATAGCTACCAACTTGAGCCATTTTTTGTTTCTGTTGTCGAGGAACCATGTAGGGGGTGTCCAAAGAAGAGCCACAGTTTGCACAGTTAGTTGCTTCTGGGGCATTCGTAGACTGACAAACAGGGCATGTTTTTTGCAACGCGGGCGAGTTTCGCTTTTGTGCTTCCCCTTGCGTTTCGCCAATCTCAGGCATAACAAAAGGGTCTGTCATAGGACGACCTTGTGCCATTTTTTTAGATGTTGAACTTGAAGAAAGCTTAGTTAGCCTGTTACTTTTTTTTTAGCGCTCTGAGCTTCTTTCCAATTGAAAGGCTTGCTTGTATCGTTGAACTCGCGACCACGAGAGTCTTCCTTAGAACGAAGATCCTGAAGCCTAGCTTCATGGGAACGATACTCAGCGAGATATGGCTTTCGCCTTTGACCTGGCTTCAACTGAAGAT